GCTAGGGTCGCATATCCATTGGTGATTGCCATTGGTTTCCTTTGCTAAATCTAGGTCTAGTCTATCGCCTAAACAGCATACGCTCCTTGATAGCTGTAGAGCTAATTCCTTGTGTGTATGGAATGTAGCAAAGCCCTATTCCTCGTTCGTCTAGCCAATCTTGGTCAAAAGCCATTTGCGTATAGTAGTCACGCCTAGCCCAATCAGAACCGATGACAACTAGGTCAGGCATAACTGATTCAATCGTTATGCGGCTATCTGGCCCCCCGATGTTAGGTACAACCGAATCTACATACCGACAGGCGAGCAAAACATCTCTGCGATCTGCGTAGCTAAGAACTGGTTGCTTGCCTTTGTATTCTTCTATGAATTCATCTGTGTTTAGTGATACCACTACGCTACCAAGCTCAGAACAGCGTCTTAGAAACTCCACATGCCCTGCATGGAACAAATCGAAGGTCCCGCCTGTATAAACTACTCCCACGAGTTGCTTCTTCTTACTTTTAGGCTCCATTGGCCCTCTGAGTAGTCATTTTCAGCTACTTTTGCGTCTAAAAGGGCCTGATTTGCCCTAAAACTGACCGAATTTTGGCTTTGGAAGCCACTTTTGATGGTTGAACTGTTTTCGTGATGCACTTTGGCTTGAATCCGCTTGATTTCAATGCCCTTTTTGTCTATTCGGCGCTCATAATCGTTGTCATCGAAGTAAAGAGGGTAAAAACGCTCGTCATAAAGCCCTACCTTGTCTACAACGCGTTCTCCAAGCACAATACATGACCAATCTGGCACGATGTCTGGAAAAGAAAGCGCTTTCGGGTCTGCTTCTTCTGCAATCTTGGCTAGTGCGCCTGGCTCAAACCAAGCGTCATCATTTACAAGCACCCAGTAAGGCGCAAACGGTGTGGTTTTGACAATCAAGTTCCAAGCACCGACTAAACCGAGTCCGTGAGGTACTTGGATGTTCCACTGGTTCTTAGCCATGGCTACTCGCGGTGGCATCCAGTTCTGCGTGCCTGAGTTGTCAATAACAACCAGATGCTCAACTGGATAGTCAATGGAAAGCATTAGGCGCTCTGCTAAGTCAAAGCGCTTGAGCGTACAGAAGCCTAGAACTGGAATCACTTGAGCAATTTCTTTAGAGCTGGTTTCCAATGCTTATCCCATACGACATCGTGATCGTATTGCTTAGCAAACTCAATAGCTTTATCGGATTTGCCTTTTCCTCTTTCGTAAGCTTCTTCCAAAGCCTTCACAATTAGAGGCACTGAAGGGATTGTAAAGAAGGCTCCTTGAGAGTTGTCATACAAAGGCTGCCCGCCTACTGTCCAACCTTCTCCAACTAGCTCGGCTGAGGCAGCAAAGTCAGAAACGATTACTGGTACGCCACAGGCTTGAGCTTCAACTGTCGGGATACCGAATCCTTCTCCGTAGCTGGTAGCCAGCATGACATCCCATGAGCTGTAGATTCCTGCCAAGTCTTCCTGGCTGATACCGAATCGGTAGCTAACTGGATCTACAAAGGCCATGTTGTCTTTTGGTATGCCTAGGGTTTCGCCAAGTGCCATTAGGTTCCAACCGTGTGGGCTAACTGGGTCTGTGTGAATATACAGGATTGCGTCTGGGTGCTTTTTAGCAAAAATAGCAAAAGCCATAAGGTTTTCACCAAACGCTTTGCGATGGATAATGCCACCAGACTTGTTGGCTGCGTTCATGCCGACTACAAAACGGTCATTGCCAAAGCCCATGTAATCTTCGATTGACTGCCCAGCAATCTTTTCTCGGCGATTGAAAACCTTTGTGTCTACCGAGTGAGGAATGTAAATGGAATCTATGCCCTTGGCTTGCAGCTCTTTCTGACCGAATTTTGACATTGCAAGAGGTGTGACATTTTCTTTCGCGCTCCACTTGGCTACGGCTGGTGGAACTGGGCTGTGGTCAATCGGTGTCCAGGATGCAACATTTATGTCATCCCAGCCCTTGCCCTGAAAGACCCAAACATCGTAAAGAGTAATTAGCAAGTCGGGTTGTTTTTTGTTTAGCGCTCTCCAGTGCTTATGTCCCAAGATGGCTGCATCATTTGAATAAACATCGGTTCCACGCGGATAGACAGGCACATCGCCGTATTCTGTGGCAAATTCAGTCTTGATGCCTTCATTGCCATAGTTGGAAATAGCAGCTACATTTGCGCCGTCTCTTTTTAGTCTTTGTACCAATGCTTCAGTAGCAATGCCATAGCCTGTAGGTTGTCCAGGCGAATTTGAAAATACGGAAACAGTCCCTTTTATTTTTGACATGTAGGTTGCCTTTCTTTGCCTTTAGCATAGCAAAAGAAAGACCCCAAGCGAACCTACACGCTTGGGGTCTTTCAGCTTTTTAGCTAGGGTTTAGCTTGCGCCACCCTTGAACTTCACAACATGTGAAGTGTGGGTCAGGTTTCCGTCTACGCGCATGGTGACACGGAATGTTGTAACATCCTTGTCAAATGCAAAGTCGGATGACTGTGCCACTTGGATTCCACCTGCGGTGCGAACCTTGTACGATGGCATGTGTCCAAAGCCCAATGAGAAAGCTGCTGTGCCAACTGCGGCAACTGCTGGGTTCTCGTAGACTGGGTAGCCAAGTAGGGTTGCTGGCTGGTTCTGAGCAGCGTTTCCGCCTTCAGTCCAGATGTAGCGACCATCGCCATCCTTGATCTTACGAAGTGCAGCAAGACCAGTCTTTGCGGTGATGAATCCAACACCAGGAAGCAAGCGTGCCTGTCCATCTAGTGCGTAAACCAAGTCCACGATGTTCTCGTATGTTGGCGCACCAGATACTCCAGTTCCACCAGTGACGGCAGATGAAGCAGCGGTCATAACACCAGTAGGCTCAACAGTTCCAGTTCCAGTGGTTAGACCAGTGTTTACTGCGAAACCGATTGAGTTACCAGCCTGCTCAGCGATAAGCGCTGATAGGTCAAACCCTGCATCGTTCAATAGTTCGTTGGCAACAGGTACTAGGAAGCTGTACTTGAAAGCACCCAAAACGATTGAGCTGAATGTTGGGTCGGAGTCAGAGATTTGTACACCCTGTCCCTTGATGGTCGCGGTTGAGCGAGCAGTTAGGGTTGGGATGGTTAGTGACTCACCAGTAGTTGTGTTGATAACCTGTCCAAGGTCAAGCATTGGACCAGCCAGTCTTGCGATCTGGAATACCTGGTCGTAGAAGCTCTTTGGAACAGTGTTGTCAGAAGAAGTTAGGGTACGCTTCTCAGACTTGAACTCGTGTCCGCCACGGATTTCTCCCATAGCGATTGAGCGAAGGATGTCAGACTCTGACTGACGGCTTTCCTCAACGGTTGTGTTTAGTGTTGCAGCAGCTTCGTAAGCACGGTTCTCGCGCTCGGTTAGCTTGCGTGCGGTGTCAATCGCTGCATCGCGCTGGTCAATGTCAGCCTCAATGCGAGCAATCTTTTCGCTTTCCTCAGATGATAGTCCGCGGCTCTCGGCAGTAGCTAGGTCTAGGACCTCGCGTGCCTGAGCAATCAAGTTGTTGCGAACTTCTACCTGAGACTTTACAAATTCAGACATTTAGTCTCCTTGAATAGTTATTGGTAGGGGATTCCTGCGGTGCTAACACTCAACAGATACAGCGGTGCTAACACTCAACTGATAACTACAAGTCTATTAGTTGAAAAAAACACGGTAAAAGAAAAGGCCCCCACCGAGGAAGGGAATACTCGGTGAGGGCAGGAAACCAGTTTACCTGATTTCTTTAGGTTCGACAACCCTGACTTCTTTAGCAGGTGTCGAAGACTTTTCTTCTAGGGCAACTACAGCATCGGCAAACTCGTCTGCCATCTCAGCGATAACGCCTACTGATGGGTTGCCAGCCGCCTTTAGGATAGCGTCTTTGATTTCTTGTTTGGTAGCCATTTAGATCCTTTTCAATAGCAGGTCAAGTTGTTTCTTTTTTAGGTCTAGCAGAGCAAGACCGTTATCGCCAGCTTCAACCTTAGCTTCAGGCTGCTGTCTTAGTTTGCCAACGACATCTGTAATCAAAGAAGCCGACTTCTCGTCTAAGTCTTCACCTGACTCTAGCTTTAGAAGCGCGTTGGCAAGTTCGTCTGCGTCAATAGTAGGTTGCATAGACCTAACAGTAGCAGTAGTAGCTGAATAAGCGGGGAAGGTCACGATACTTACTTCGTGCAGTCTAACCGACTCTAAGGTTCTAACCGAACCATTCTCGGACCAAGTGTCTTTGATGACATTGAAACCAAAGCTCATAGAGTCAATTACTTTTGAACGCAGAAGCTCTGCAACATCGCGCCCACGAGTTGTCTTAGGTAGTCTGGCTTTTACCTTTAGTCCGTATCGGTCTTCGGTAAGCTCTAGGCTTCCACCGCGAACCGAAGCAAGCGGCTCGTTAGTGTCGTGGTTCCAGAGAAGCTTGATTTCGTTGCGAGACTGTAGCGAGCGCTTAAAAGCTCCAGGAGCAACAAACTCACGGAAACCACCTAGATCTTCTGAGGAGCTGTTGAACACAGATGCGTAACCAGTAAAGGTCATACCGTCATCTTCTGACCGAATCTCAAACTGTGTGTTAGTAGTTCGGATTTCTGGCTGTTTGCTGTTTGGCTCGCCGTCAATCTTTTTCTGGATTGCGCGAGCTACATCCGCCCAACGGTTTAGCTTTTCAGTAGTGTCAGTCATAGTTCTTTCCTGTGCTTCAATTCTAGCAACAACGCCGTTAGCGTAGCTCATTGCACGCTCAGCAGCTCTCTTGGTTGGTCCTGATCCCCAAAGCAAGTGAGCTACCAATCCTGGTCCTGGATACTCAGGGTCATTCCTGTTGGAGTTCTTTGGTGCGTCAAGGTCTGGCATGTGTCGGGCTATCCATGCACCAAGCCGTACCCACTTGTCATCAGATACCTGACCTTGTGCCATCAAGCGTGCTTCACGAATTGTCTTTTGCGTAAGCCCAGCTCCACCGAATCCTTCTTCGTATAGCTCTAGTCCACGGCGAGCA